GAGAGGTAAAGATACGCCCAATCAGCTCCTCAGGCAACATCAGCAAACGCCTTATTCCACTGCTTTGGATAGCGCTTTTTCAGCTCCGGCAATGTCAATTCGCCGCCGATTCGACTGGTAAACTTGGTTATATCCAGATCGCCCTTTAAAAATAGGTCAGCTTTTTTCTTGCCAAGAATATCCCTAACCGCTTCTTTCGGTTGCGTTTTCAGCCACTTGCCGTAGGTCATATCTGCCGGAACCTGGCCGTCCATGCTGGCCCTTGTGCCCTCGTCGGCCTCATCAATATCTAATCCTAACTCTCTGTAGCTTTTGGTCAGTAGAACAAAAGTCGTTCTGCATCCAATATGATAAGGCGGCAGATAATCGGTTTCGACGCTCAGCACTTTGCCGTCATTGGTACGGCATATCGGACTGGTTCGACTATCCAGGGTGGCAACGATTTTAATACCTTTAATAATGTCGGTGTTTGCCCTGCCAATCTCCCGCCTTGCCCTGTTTGTGGTGTGATTTACGGCTGTCCGGGTAATGGCTGAAACATGATGCCCCGAAATATCCAGCAGATTTCTTGCTCTTGCGGTTATCTGCTGCATGGTCTGCCCTTGGACAATGCCATTTTTGATAATGCGCCGGATTTCATTCTGTTCGTTCAGCTCAATCGACCTGTACCAGTCGCGCAGCAGTCGCCCTTCAAACGGCTTGGATAAAACAGCCGCTTTTAGCTGTGCTACCGGTGGCGATGCGACAGACATGGAAACGGGTAGCGCCGACTGCAAAGAGGCAGACTGAAAGCCAATTTCATCCAGCATTAAATCTTCTATATCGACCGCAACACCTTCCTGTATCGCTGCGTAAACCGCATTGCGCTTTTTGTCGATACTGCCCATCAAAGCCTTGAAACGATCCGTTGTGTAAGCGCCATTGTCTTTGCCGGTATCAATAATCTTTTGCAGCCGACCGGCCATGACAACGGCTACCTCATCTTGACTGTCTGCCAACAAATTCAAATACCGCGTAAGCATCCCTTTTTTGTAGCGCTCAAGATCGACAGCCCGCGCGATTGATTGCCGTTGAAGCTCGTTATTGACTGTCGGCATTTGGCGCTGGCTCAATGGCAGGTAAAGCCGCTGTTAGTCTATCTGCCTCAGACTCTATCATCTCCATTTCATCATCTGCGCCGATTTCATGCCCGAACGCGTTGCGCCGGTTTAGTTCTGTAATAAAGGATTTGTACGATATTAGCTTGCCGGAAACCATCTCCATCAGCTCCTTGATGGTTGCTGAATCCAGTCCCATGACCTCAAAATCCGAAAACATGTCAACGGTAAAAACCTGTTTGCTGTCGCCGTTAATCCAGTCATTTGCATAGCTGAACGCTTTTTCAAGCGCCATTTCAGCATTAGCGATAACCGCATGAAGAACGCTGTTGCCTTTCGACGCTTTGATGTTTTCCTCGGTCGCTGTCCGAATGCCCTCCGCTTTGGTCATCATCAATTGACCGCCCAGCGATTCCATCTGGTCAACAAGTGACTCAAGATCCTGCCTGCCCGCATCAATTGAGCCAGCCCCCGCTATCTCGACATAACGCAAGTCTGAGTTGTCCTCGCCAAGTATCAGCGACCCGGTAGTTATCTCGCCGGTAGGCCTGCCTGCTTCATCTGTCGGTAGTGATAAGTTCCGGCCAAACAGTAGCGGCACTCTTGCATGGTGCAAAATGTTTCGCTGATCGCTGGATGACTGCCAGTGCTCAATGTTTTTTTCAGCCAATGCTTTTAGCGGTGTTGTGCCACGCATAAAACCAAGACGTTTTGCATAAACCGGCACTAATGTCACTTTGCCTACACTTCGCACGCCATCATCATGCAGATACCAGGCTTTTTCTTTATCCTGTCGCCAGATCTCAAACGTATCGCTATTGATAACACGCACCTGATCAACTTCTATTTCCTCAAATGCGCCTTCGCCACTTTCTGTGACCGTCTCTCTAATGCGCACCTGCGTCAAGTGTGTCGATCCAGACAAGGCGCCAGTCTTGTAGCCAATTAATTGTTGCGCCTTTATCAGCACAAAATACGGCTGCAAGCCAAGCGTTTTTTCGTCGGCTTTTGAGATGATTTGGCCGGGTTCAGCTTCAGGATAATCCACCAAAATATAAGCGATACCTTTTGACAGCAGCTCCTCAAGTAATACGCCTGCAAAGCCGGTTAGATTCTGCCCTTGACGGTCAATATTTTCGGCAATGGTCAAAAAAATATCCGGCGTATCTTCGCCCATTTTGACCGGCTCTCTAACAGGCTTGCCAGCCATCGCGCTAACAGTATTGCCAAAAACATTGTAAAGAAACGAGCGAGTCAATCGCGCTTTGTATTTTGATGAAGACTCGCGCTCATTTTTTGGCAAATAGACCTCGCCCGCATCCCTCATGGCGATAGTGCCGCCCATCAAATCATCAGCCTTCTTCCATTCCGGCTCCATGCTCACATAGTAGGCGTTTGGCGTATTAATATGATTTGTCATAGTTCGTAAATCTTCGCTTGTTGTTGTTTGCGTGCGACTTGGTAGCGGGTTTCATCCCAAATGTGATCCTCTGCGTCGGTGTCAACGTCATCGGTTTTATTTTCATCGCGCGGAATGACAGGAATCTGATCGATAAAGGCGCGACAGCAGTCAAACACATAAAGCCCGGCTTCTTCTTTCGGATTTGTAACTGCAGCCTTCAATAATGTTCTGATCTGGTTCGCGCCGTTGACGCGAGAGCCTGGGCGCTTGTCTGCTGCGAGCCATTTAATACCCTCTTTTTTGAAATCATCTGCTATGGATATTTCGTTATCTGTGTCGAAGATAGAACTATCGGCTGGCCCGTCCTTTATCCGCTTTCCCCACTCGAAAGCCTGCTCCCTGACTTTCATTTCGCGCGCAACTTCTCGCGCCGGTAGTTTTAGCCCTTCATTCGCGTTCGCCGTGCAGCCGTACCACTCGGCGATTCTGATCTTTGTATTGCGCGGGAATGTTCTGGTCTTACCATCCATCAATAATACTGGCGTGCCGTCAGAGGTCGCCCAGTAGCCGATAGAAAATGGTTTTGAGGAGCCCCAATCCATTGACCGATCAATAGCCCAGCTTGGCGGAATGGCAAACGGCTTTAATATATGAACTTTATCATCCCAGAGGTCATCGACCATGCCGCCCGACACAATATTCCAGTCGCCTTTGCGCATGGCTCTGACCAGTGCAGGGTTGCCCAGTCCTTCCAATCTATCGGCATAGTCTGGGTCGTTTTCCATTAGCGTCGGATTGTCTTCAAGTCGCGCCGGTATGTACTGCCGCCTCATGCCGCCGTCGGCTTTTGACATTTGCCGAATTTCCATAGGCTTGCAATTGTTGATAAATGTCTTCTTAACCCAGTTGTGTCCGATGCCGCCAGGGTTCGCGCCGTTGATAATGACGGGAAATTTACCGTGATACTCTTTCGGCAAATCCAGCCCGCCAAGACGACACCGACCGCGCAGGAATCGGTAAATTTTGTCAGTAAAGTGCGTCAGCTCGTCAATAAGTAAGACGTGAATTTCGGCGCCCTGGTACTTAAACACGTCCTTTTCGTACTGGCAGTGGCAAAGATGAATTGCCGCGCCGTTCCAGAAATCTATTTTACCTTTTGAGTAATTTATTCTCGCATGACCGCTATCAATAAACGGTGAAAGCAAAGCCGGGAAAGCTGTTGGCCCCTCCATGTGGTTTTTATTTAGATCGCTAGAAATGCGTCTAAATATGTACACTTGAAGGCCTGCAATGGCATAACACCAAATGATTGCAGCCGCTCTTATAAGGTGACTCTTTCCTCCGCCTGCGGCCCCGCCATACAAGATCTCCGTTGCGCCACTCCCAAACGCTTCGCCCTGTCGGTTATGTAGGCTCAGATCCATTTAGATACACGTTCAAAACTGGCAGCTCCTTTCCGCCCTTGCCTGTATGTTGATTTTCCACAACACTGCTTTCTTTCCATCCCGCCTGTGTTTTTAGCCAGAATATTGCAGCAGTTACGGCGCCCTGCCCTTTTCCTGTAGCTTTCTTGAAGAGCGATTGAGCCACCATGGAATTCGCTATCTCCTTTCCCTGCTTAATCTCAGCGGCGAAAAACTTCCTCAGCGTTTTTGGATCAATTTTTTTCCCTGTCGCTGGGCTGATTATGTGTTTGCATATCTCGCTCTGCGGAGTGCCGCAGGCCGACATAATACTTACCGTCACTCTCTGGTTCTCTGTTGGCTCTAGTGCTGGCCTGCCCGCTTTTTTCTTACCGTTCCCGGTCATTTTCGTTATACCAATTTAGAATAGTCAATGTATTCAAACACTTATAGGTTATTGATTTTGTTGTATTTTTTCTATTTAAGGTTATCATTAATTCTCACGTATCAATCATATTAAAAGGATCACAAAATGAGCAGAACAACAGAAATCGAATGGACTGAGCACACATGGAACCCCTTTGCTGGATGTAACGTGCATACCGCTGGATGCACAAATTGCTACGCCATGAAGCAGGCATTTCGAATAGCAACATTTGGATCGGCACCGCACTATGTTGGACTTACCGAAAAGGTAAATAACAACATCGTGTGGACTGGCAAAGTGGCTCGCGGCTCAGACCGTATTATGAAAAAACCGCTCACAATCAAAAACAGCGCCAAGATATTTGTTAATTCAATGTCTGACTTTTGGCACGAAAACGCCAGTGATACATGGCGCATGGAAGCAATCAACATCATGCGCAAAACACCACAGCACCAATATCAAGTTTTAACGAAGCGCCCCGAAAACGCGCTAAAGTTCTTTGACCGTCATATCGATATAAAGCTGCCAGACAACTTTTGGGCAGGTGTTACCGTTGAGCACGAAAGAACTACTGATCGCATTGATACGCTAAGACAGATACCGGCGAAAACAAAATTTATAAGCTTCGAACCTCTAATTGCCGACTGCGGCGACCTTGATATGACCGGCATACATTGGGCCATCACTGGTGGCGAATCAGGCCCAGGCCATCGCCCATGTCACCGCGATTGGGTGCATAACATACACACACAAACAAGAGAGCAGAACGTTGCGCATTTTTTTAAACAATGGGGCCATTGGACGAACAACCCGCTTGTAAAATCATGTCCTAAAGACATACGCCCAGATAAGTGGGTTTCCCAAGAAGATCCGGTTGGTAAAGGCGGCAGTCTTCTTGATGGTGAAAGCTGGAAAGAGTTCCCTTGATTAATGATCAAGAATAAATGCGTAATACCTCATTTTTGCACCTGTCTTCCCAGATGCGCGAACTATATACGTCAATCTCATGTCGAGCACATCGCAACAGTGCGATATAATTTTATTAATTATATCGCCGTGCATTAAATGCGCTCTTTTAAGAATATGACAATTTATTCCCGCCATCTCCCTAATATTTTTACAAACTCTCCCCATCCTTAAATCCATCGAAGTTCCATCCGTGATGATAAAGGCAGTCTTCTTTTTGCGATCCTTTATCCTTTGAATTATTACGCTTAACACTCCATAAGGGTCGCCATATGCGTCAATATCAAAAATGTTAAAGTCTTTTAGATCTATAGTCATAGCAGCCTTTGTGCAGTCTGCACAAACAGTATCTCTATCATCAAAGTATTTTTTAATATCAATACCTAGGTACTTTTCAGATCTAATCCATACTTTTTGATACATATGCCCACTGCCGCAAAAAAATTCAATGACGCGCGGGTTATCAAATCGAGATAAAATATCCTCTCTGATTGATACTTTTGCTTTTATTTTTGCGTTGTCTGTTTTTACGCCTTTAAACTTGCTCATCGGCACACCATACGGTAGCGCTTTTAACTCTACTGACTGCATCCGTCACGGCATTTATAACCTCCACAGCATCAATACTGTCAAACTTTATTACTATCTCCGACAGATCTTCTGATGCTGCATCATCATCAATACTTACGTCATCAAGCTCAATAAACAACTTTGAAAGCTCATCACTGCTAAATCCAAGCAAATCAATATCATAATCAAGGCTCGCGATCTGCTCTATCTCAAGCCTTAGTAATTCATTATTCCACTCAGCATTCAACGCCAGCTTGTTGTCGGCAATCACATAAGCCTTTTTCTGCTGCTCTGTAAGACCTGCAAGCGTAATTGTTGGGACTGACTCAAGACCTGATCGCATTGATGCGAGTACGCGACAATGACCAGCTATTATGCCGCCATGTTCATCTATGAGTATCGGGTTTGTAAAGCCGAATTCAGCTATGCTTTTGACAACCTGATCTATCTGCTCGTCGGTGTGCGTCCTGCTATTATTGGCATACGGAATCAGCGACGAGGTTGATTTATAGGAAATTTTAAGGCTTTCTTTTTTCATAGACGGGAACAATCTCTAAATTAAAGATTAAGATCAAGATCAGCATCGGTTATCTGGTAAGTTCACTGACTCCCGTATGCGGTTTCGCCGGTCGATCTTGTAGCAACCATCGTGGCC